GCGGACTGCAGGCAGAGAAAACTGGCCGATTTTCTCTGCACAGGAGGGATAATACAAGGCCAGATCACGGACAACACTGCCTTTCTCCTGGACGAACAGAGCAATATTCGCCACAGCAATTGGTGGGACGTTGCTTGAGCCATTTGATCCCTGAGAGCTAAATGCAAATGATGATGGGGTTAACACTTTGTTCTGGTCGCCGGTGATGACGTACTCACCTCCGGAAGTCAGCGCCACCAGCGAACCAACATCAATCAGGTGACGGATCTCATTAACCTGACGCCCGGCATAGGTGTAGATAATTCTGTCATCATCCTGCGTAGGATTGCTTTTGCCAAAATCCTTATAATCCCCAGTACGGCTGGCCCAGATAGTCTGAGGGAACGCAGTCGATGCGGCGAAGTAAAGACGTTGTTGATAATAAACAACAGTGCCAGGATAACCATTAACACTGTTCCAGGCATATTTAGCCCATTTATAGCTGGCATTATCCTCGCCAACGACCTGCGAAGGGATATAGGAAATCACCTCGGCAGTTGCAGTAGTTCCATTTGCAGCAGAGATACGGGCAATGCCAAAACCACTGTGCAGATACTCCCACTCAATGCCGGTATCATCATCACCGGATCCGCCCCAGCCATCCCATGATGTGCCTTCTGTATGCGAAGGGCGCAAAGTGCCTGTTTTGCCTGCTGTAACGGCGCGATAGTAGTTACTGTCTGCACGGCGAATATCGCCAATCGACGTACTCTTACTGGTTTCCCATACCGGCACAGAATCCACTGCAGGCTGTTCCAGATAGAACAATTTGCCTACCTGCTCCGCGCCAAAAATAGAGGCGCTTGCCGTTAACGTAATTGTCCCGGTGCTGGCGCTGGCATAAACCGTCACTGACTCGTCAATATTGATATCTTCAAATGGCCCGTTCTTCGTTACCACATCAACCAGTTGCCAGTTATCATGCGCATAGCGGCGCAACTCTTTCGGCGGGTATGCCGGGTGAACCAGCGTAAGCACGTCGGCGCTTTGCGTGAATTTAATTCGGAACAGATCGGCTTCAGTATATGGCGTGGCAATTTCATAAATAACATTGCTGCTGTTCAGCACCAACGCACCATCTTTGATAACGCGCATGTACTGGTGTCCGAACTCCAGAGCGTAGGTCTGAACCGTCGAGAACTGGAACGGGATCAGGCGGCATTTCCGATTTGGGTATTTGGCGGCACCGACAAAACGCGTACCAGGTCGATTCTCAACGCCGCCATACTGCCGCACGATAAAGTTATCGCACTTGCGCAATGCCACCTGGTACTTCGCCATGTCGATACGACCGTACAACGACGGTCCAATCTCACCACCGGCAAAGCTGGGCTGGATCCAACTGATAGCCATCAGGACAACCTCGCAATGGTAAACTCGTCAACCGGTGGCTGTGGTTCCTGTGATTCATTCTGGCTATGCGAGCCAGCACTAAGAATCACGCGATTGTACATATTGAGAGCAAATGTACCGAGATCCGCATTCCCAGTCAGCGCCATGTTAATGGCTGCCGCAAGACGCCAGGCCAACGCCTCCATAAAAATGGCATCAAACATGTTCACATCTGAAACGCGAGAGACATACTTGAGCCATGCCTGCGGCTGGTCTGTGTAGATCAACTTTCCTGTTCCGTCGGTGTCTGCACCAACTTCGTACTGAACGCGCATTGCTGCTGTTGGATTGCGTACACCAGGAAGCATAATTTCAGTAATGCGCAGACAATCTGACGGGTACTGATACGCATATTCCCAGTCAGGCGGTGGATTGCTCGTATCTGCAAGCGCCACGCGTTTGGTAGCAAAGTTCCAGTCAAAATCAGAAAGCACAGCATCACGGCAGGCCTCAAAGTGCAGCGAACATTCCCCCGCTTCCTTACTGGCTTCCGTCAGGCTGTTAATGCTGCGGCTATTGCCAATATTGGACAGCGCACGATTGCAGATCTCTACTACAGAGGCCATTACTCACCCCCATTGCCGTACAGGGTTTCAGCCGCTGATTTTTCTACATCCCTGGAAACAGGAGCGATCGCCATATCAGTGATCTGCAGATCGGCGCTGCGATTAACACCATCGTCAGTTTCTCTGGCAGACAGGCCTCGAATAACAGCCTTTGCAGTTATCATCACTTCTGTTCCGACGCCCTGAGGTTGTGCCTTCAGCTTATTCAATGTGTCGTTATTAAGAGTGATGCACAGCCCCCACGGGTATTCATCGCGAGTTCTGGTTTCTCCGCTCTCATCCTGGTAGCTGTCAGTGCCGGTTTTGAGGTTTACGAGTTCCATATACACTCCTGCAATAAAGGGGCCGAAGCCCCTTGTCTGATTCGCGAGGCTTACACGCCCAGTTCTTTACGCTTATCTGCGATCTTCTCGCGGAGCGTTTCGGCTTTGGCGTTATGGTGTGGCTCCTCGTTAAAGAGCAATTCGTACTCTTCACGGAGCTTATCCAGTTCACCATCATCTGACACATCGTTGATGATTTTGGTGCTGGTTGCTGCCATAGTCACCTTTCCTGCTACCTTTGCTTTTGCCTGTCTGGCTGCATCGTTAACAGGTTCCAGTGCGCTACCAGGCTCACCTTCGTATTCGATTTCTGCCCCCTCCGGCCACAGAGTGTTATGGATATGAGAGAGGCGCATAACGCGGTATCTTGGTTTCTCACCTGACATCGATATCACCTTAACCAGTTACTTTTGAGCGGATCGGATACGGCGTATTGGCATCAACATCAAGACTGATACCAGCAGTGAATTCGCCAGCCGTTAGTGGGCCAGTTGCGACGGAGTAGTTAACACGCAGATATCGCTGAACACCGGCAGGCACCTTTGCAGAAACAACTCGTTTACCTGCTGTCAGGGCGGTCTTTGCCAGTGCGCCACTATCATAAATAGTGGTCCATGAGCTGTTATTCTCACTCGTCTGCAACTGGATGTTTACAGTTGCATCACCGCTTGCCGCGGCGGCTGTGTTAACCAGCGCCCAAAACTCAAGCGGGTAACCCACGCCGATATCACGACGTTTTCCGTCAATTGGACCGAGATCGATTACGTCAGTAGAAGCCGCGGTATTCGTAACCGCCTGAGCTTCGGAGAACATCAACAGTTTGTCGGTGATCATCTTCTTTCTCCATTAGTGGGTCTGTTACGACCCACAGGTTAATAACAGGCGTTACACCACGCGGGCTTCTGTTTCCAGAAGCGCATCAGTTTCACGGATTGGTACACCACGGAATGAAGTCCACCACTCGCCTTCTGTCTCTTTTACGCTGATCGCCAGAGATGTTTTCTCCAGAGATTGCAGATCAAGAGCCTGGCCTACAGTGCGGTTCATGTAGAACACCGGGCGGCCCATGCCACGGTTTGGAATGCGATGCAGTGCTTTAACCATCAACTTCGCAATATTTGCGGCAGAGGAAGGTTCTGAAAGATTGCTGACATCGATGTTTGCAATGCGAACAACATAACGCCAGTCACGCAGAGCAAGTCCGTTATCCCATTTATAATGGGTGCGATAGCCTTCGTACTTGCCGCCATTAGCATCTTCCAGTGTCACCTGGCCTTTATCTTCCATCTGGATGCCAGCCTTCTGCCCTTTCGGGAAGATGCCATGCACGGTGTTTTCGCCCCACACCACTAACCAGATTGAGGTGTTATCTGTACCCGTGCCACCAGCATCAATGATGTTCTGAGCATTACCCGCAGACAGGCTGGAATAGCGGGAGGACAGTCCCATAAACTGCTGAGGGTTAACGCTGGAATCACCATAAAACAGCGTCTGCGCCATCTGCTGATTCATCGCTTCAATAAATGCGCGGTCTTCAGACAGGCGGAATTCGGCGGTATTGCCGTTCAGATCAGCCAGTGACTTATCGACTTCAGCATAGGTTTCCAGCATGCCAACGGAATCGGTTACCTGCACTGTGGTTGATTTGCTTGGCTGTACGCCATAGTTCAGCAAACGCCAGGTAGCTGAAGGTAAACCAGAACGAATGGTGGTTCGGTGTCCGGTAGGAAGGTTCCCTTCGACAAAAGGCATATCCTGAAGGATCGGGTTAGTTTGACCGAGAAGCTCGATAATCTTATCGACTTTCCCGTTTGGATCGACGCGCTTACCCCAGTCAGCCAGCGTTAGCGCAGTTAAGCCTTTAACAGCCATTGTCATTTCCTCTCTTATTTGCCATAGAGCACTTCGGCCGCACTACGCTGGCCTTCATTACCACCGGTGACCATGCCATCTTCAGACATCGCCTTTCCGATTTTCACGAACGTTTTGACCAGATCAGGGTGATTACCCAGCCCGGTGGTGTTCAGATATTCTTTGAGTTCAGGTGTCCCGAACTGGTCAAGCGCACGCTGTGCGGCGCTAAGGTTAGAAATCAACTTGTCGCCACCGATTTCTTTGTCAGCTTTTACATCAGCAGCCCACTGCTCGGTTGTTTTCTGCCAGGCTTCTGCCTGGCGCTGCTGCACACCTGCCAGAATCTTCGGATAAGCATCAACCAGCTTTTGCGCTTGCTCGTTGGTCAGGTTAAGTTCTCGCGCCACCGGCTCGAATTCCTTCAACGCTTCTGTATCCAGCTCTACGCCTTCGGCAGCCTGAAACTCGTACTTCTCAGGCGCACCCTCTGGTTTATCGCCGTCCTTTTTTTCATCCTGCTTATCGTTTTCAGGCTTTTTGTCATCAGCAGGTTTATCGCCATCAGCAACAGGTTGTGGCTTATCACCTTCCGATTGTGATGGATCACCAACTGGAGCAGGGTTATCACCTGCAGGCGCTGACGGTTCTGACGCAGCCGGAGCTGCTCCACCATCGACTGGTTGCTCATTGCAAAGACGGCGATACAGCAAACGCTCAAATAAATTCATGATCACTCCTGTTCACTGGCCTCTTTGGCCATCTTCAAATACTGTTCAGGGCAATGCGCCATAACGCGCTGAAACAGTTCCAGCGCCAGATTGCGTTGCCCCTCATTAAATGCCATTGCCATAGCATCCATCGGAGAGATAGCGGAAAACACCCGGCCTTTCTCCAGCACAGACCAGACAACGCGACGCCCCTGTTCACTGCTCATGACAAAGCGAATGTCATCAATTTCACGTTGTGCCATGTCACGTTGCTTACGGGCGTTTTCTTCTTTCAGTTGATCGTCTTCGTAATCTGTCATTGTGATTGCCCACCCTGACCACTAACTGCATTCGCCATAGCTGACAAAACACTCGGATCCGAAGTTTTAGCTTCGCTTAGCGTCTTGGCACCCTGTGCCGCCGCCATCCCCATCTCCATCATTTGTTGCTGCTGTTGTTGCTGTGCCCGTTGCTGGCGAGCCTGCTCAACCTGTTCCTGCGGAACAATGACGGTTGGAGACACTCCGGACATATCAGCGAATGCATCGATTGCCTGATCAACGTTGAGTTTGTCGAGAGCTTCTGGTTTCGCTTGCGCAAGTTGACCAATGAAGTTGACCGTAGACGCCAGACTGGACAGGCCGATAGACTTCTGCGCCTGAGCCATGACGGAAATGTATTCGACCTTCAGGGGCATACCTTCCATCGCGTCAGGCGGGGGCGGCAGCATGTTTTTACGCACCATCATCGAGAAAGCGCGGTCAATGAGAGGATTAAGACATTCGTCGTTCAGACGCTCCAGAACCGGCCCCAACATCAGAAGTTTTTCTTCTTTCATTTCGATCACCGCTTCAACAGGCATCGAACGGGTATTGATGTTCTGCAACATCATGAACAGATCGACAAAGTAGGCACTGTTAATGATTTGACGAGTGTCCTGAATGTCTGCCACCAGATCTGCTGTACTGGGGTTAACCAGATAAGCAGGCCTGAAACCATCCTGACCAGTAATCTGATCGATATACGTGATGTCGCCAGGAAGAAGGGAGGCGCGCTGATTCTTGAGGGAAGTCGGAGCAATCATCGGCGGATTGGTGGCTTTATCAATCAACTGCGACTTGCGCTTCTGGAGAAGCTGCAATGCCTTAACAGGTCCAAGCGCCAGCATACCCGGGCATGATGATCCATAAACATCTTCGCCGTTAACTTCCCAGCGCGGAGCCATAATTGGAAACTCATCGAATCCTGACTCACGCAACAACTTGTCGTTATCACCGCCAACCTCGTAATAAACCGATTTGAATGGCTTGTTCTTGCTATCCAGCTTCGATGTATCGCGGTCAATGTTCGGGTAAACCGAATGCATCACTTCAATCCACTTCTCGTAGGTGCCGCTTTCCCACATGCTTTTTACGGATTCGCTGACGTTATTTAGCCCGAACTCCTGAACAAGCTGACGAACAGTCATAGAGAACTTGCGAAAACAGGTGTCCACACTGCCACGAGGTGAGTTAGCCAGGTAGTAACTGCCTATCGGGAATGGCATTGTGCGAATGATGTCATCGTCATCCTCCAGTACCGCCATTGCACCAGTGCTGTATGTGCCGAGGCTTCCGTATAACTGCGGCAGCGACTGATAGAGATTCGACTTATTGAACATATCGTTCATGCGGTTCTGCACCGCCTCAAGCCACAACTTAACAGGGCCATAATCCATCATTTCAGGATCTGGCGTAGCCAGGCGAAACCACGGACGCGCGGGGCTTGTGATGCCTGACATCATGCCGCTGGCGAGAGTGCGCGCCGCCATAGTCCCGGTCGAATCAATAATGCGTGTATTGCGTCGATCGTTACGGTTGACCTCAGAAGTCAGAAAGCGGGAACCACGCGGGTTGATGTAATCACTCAACTCGCGCCAGTGCGGCTCGAACGACTGACGCTCGCTTTCAAGTTGTGCGAACTGTTTGTTCAATCGCTCTTTAGTTGTTTCCGCCATTTCAATGACTCCGGTTACTGACCAAGCAGCGTTTTACCGCTGGTATTAGCGGTTGATGTGTCACCCTGAGAACCGGTAAGCAGCGTAGAACTACGACCAGCAGCAGCGCGACGGCGACGTGTTTCTTCGTCGCGGGCATCAACAACGGCGGCATCCTGCTCCTGTGGTGCTGCCTGAACTTCTGGTGTTGCAGGCACTGATGGTGAGCTACCCATGCACATATCAATGACTCCGTACGCAATTAAATTATTACCAATTTAACCACATATGATTTATTTATCGTAGACAGTTGACATTTAACGCACGAATTATTACCTTTCAGGTAAGCAGAGAGTGCATTCCTGTTATTAACCTGACTGGCTTGTCGTTAAATTGAACAGGTGGAGTGAGATTTTATTTTGAGCAGTACGGCGTATGGCACATGCGCCGATAGCGGTCTGGATACGTTTAATGGGCACCCTCCCTTGCTCGGGCAAACGAACCAGGTAGCCGGAATGTGCAAGTCGAGCGGTTTTATTCCGCGCACGGGGATTCACCATCCCGGCGATTCGGTGTGACGCCTCGGAAGAGACGAGGGTGCAACGATGAGAGCATTTATGGAGCCGCGACAAAGTGTGGCGCCTTAACAGGCTAAGTGCTCTCAGCGTTGTGGCATTAGCTCAGTTGGACAGAGCAACCGCCTTCTAAGCGGTCGGTCGCAGGTTCGAATCCTGCATGCCACGCCAGAATCACGCCTAAGGACCGTGATGCCAGAAGTTCCAGGGGCTTGGCGGTGATGGTTTCCCTTGAAGGACTATCACCGCCCTTTTTACAGCAGGACGCCATTGCGATGGCTTCATGCTGTAAACCAGTACAGCCACGGAAGGCATAACTCATTGCTTCCAGTTCGCCCGGTTCGCCGGGCATTTTTTTAAGGTGAGATTAGACTATGAGTGACAAAGACATTGAATCTGAAATTCAGGCTAAAGGTTTAGCCGCGCCGCGCGTTACGCCAGACCATATCGAGAGTATTATTGCTCAGGAGGCATATTTCACAGCAGAAGATGGTATCTTTGGCGTAGCCATAAAAGCGAAACATACTGGCGGAGAGGTAAACTACCAGCCGCACGAATCACTTTCTCTGCTGACGTTCTGCGTTCTGGTGCTGCGCAATGGCTTCACCGTCACCGGAGAGAGCGCCTGTGCAAGCCCGGAAAACTTTGATGCGGAAATTGGTCGGAAGATTGCCCGGCAGAATGCTGTAAACAAAATCTGGATGCTTGAAGGTTACTTGCTGAAGCAGAAGTTAAGCGAGCAATAACACCGTGACATGTCACAAACAGCCAGCCGATGAGCTGGCTTTGTTTTATCCTCACCAGAGGATATCTCCGTCATTATCCCCGCTAACGGATTAAGCATAGGGATCGTAATCTGTAATGGCCTTGCCTTGCTGGTTCTGCTGCCCGGGAATTCGCAGACGCTTAGACACAGGGAACGCAAACGTCAGCAGTAGCGCATCGCCTTTACCCGGCGAACGCCCAAGCCGCTCCTTGATATCTTCCTTCGGTTCGATAACGATTTTACCGTCCACTCGAACTTTGTACTCTGCCGCCGACAGGTCGTCCGCTGTTTCCTGGTCATCCAGCATGCCGCCCAGCCTCAGCCATGTCTTGCATGAGTTGAACATCTCCCCACGCTTGTTGAGCATCTGCGGGTCAGTAGACGCGCCACCGAACGGAACAAGTTGCCATGTGCGCCCCCAACCGTCACCGATTGACTTCAGCCCGGTACCGTAACCGAAGTCGATGAACACCGCGTCAGCCTGATACTGGTCTTCAAAGTCAGCGATACGCTTCGCCATAATCAGATCATCAGTGGTCTTGTTGCCGGTCCACAGCACCTTACTATGCAGCCCCTGCCGCAGGTATATCACAGCGTCATCAACGCCGGAGTATGCCGGGTCAACGCCGATTATCACCGGAGCATGTGCAACCTGCGCAGCGGTTACCACCCGTTTCATTGCCTCGTCAGTAAGTCCGGTAGGGATAAACTGCAATTCAGATGCATCCGGGAATATGCCGCGCACACGGATTTTAACGAAGTCGCTGTCTTCCCCGTAGTCATCAACCCATTTCTGCAACTGCTGTTTGTTAGTGCCTTCCACCGTCCGGCTGTCAATCTGCGCAGTTTTCCAGCGGTGTTTATATTTGCGGAAACATTCGCGGAAACGCCCGGTGTTACGTGTAGGGTTTCCGAACGCCACCCAGATAATCTCAGTGTCTTCGTCCGTAAGCGCACCCTCAGCAACTTCCCACACCAGATCCGCAATGTTCGACGCTTCATCGAATACCACGATGATGCGTTTGCGCTCGTTGTGTAGTCCGGCGAATGCCTCAGTGTTGTGCTCAGACCAGGGGATTGCGTCAGCTCGCCACCGCTTGTCGTGCCCAGGATCATTGCTGTACATCGCGGTAGCGGTACAGGTAAACCAGTCTTTCGTGATAGCAAGGTTCGACCACTTGATAATTTCCGGCCAGGTCTTCGTTCGTAGCTGGTTGTCGGTGTTGGCGGTCACCACGACCTTACAATCCTCGCAAGTGGACATGCCCCAGTTGATCAGCATTGAGATGAATGCGGATTTACCAATACCGTGACCAGAAGCGCGTGCCAGCATAAGCGGCTGATAGCGCGTCGCTGGATTCTGCAGGTGATCACGTATCTCTCGGAACGCATCAGCCTGCCACTGACGTGGGCCGGTAGCATGTGCCAGTTCAGTCCCTTCTTCCCCCCACGGGAACGCATAGAGGGCATAGCCAAGCGGATCGTGAGTGAACCCTGCAATATCCTCGATCAACTGCTCTTCAGGAGATAACGCTGTATCTGTCACTGATTACCATCCTGACGTTCTTTGAGTCGCTTCCTGGCTGCTGCTATGCGATCAGCAATTGTCACATTCACATTAACATCCAGACGTTCTTTGAACGCGTTGACATCAACATGCTTACCAATCAGCTCAAGGTTCTTCACCTTGTCAGGCCATTTAATTTTTTTGAGGATTGTCTCTATCGAATCCTCGTTCATGTTCATGATGGTCGACGACAGATCAAAGCCACTAAGCGTAGTGCGCCAGATTTTCGGCCACTCACGGATTGGTTTAAGGCTCCCATCGTCGTTGAGGATGTCGATCACGTCCATCTGGTCGATCTCCACCAGGCGCATGAGAACGTAATCAGCACTGACGCGCATTCGTTTGTTGCGCTCCTCCATCAACTCGGCAATCCGTTTCTGAATGCGTTCATCGCGCATCATGACACTGGCTTTAACTGCCGCTGTGTTTGGGGAGAATCCTGCGTTAATCGCTGCCTGAGTCTGGTTTTCAGGCGTTTTGATGTATGACTGGCAATAAGCCTCCTGCATTGCTGTGAGCGGCTTAAATTGCGTTGATTTGCGTTTATAGGTTTTAGGTTCAGCAGGCATCATAACCACCGTGGTAATAGTTACCGTTGTGGTAATAGTACCATGCAAAATAAAGCCGCCATAGTTGGCGGCAGTATTCAAAATCCATCAAATTCATCATGCATAATCTACTCGTGACATGTCACACTATTAATTTCGTTTCATGCCAGCCTTTAGTCACCCAGCATTGCGAGTCACCATTACACGGGCATGAATTAACTGGAACTCTCTCGCCGCACTTACCGCAACGTTTTCTGCTGATCGATTTTATACGCCCGCGCACGCGTGCATCATCCTGGCGGATCAGTAACGCGATGTATTCGCTCATTTCATACGGCGCACGACCAGGGCGACGGGCGGCACAGTTACGCTCCAGCATTTCCTGCTCCTGCTTATCCAGCACCAGTTCAATTTTGCGCTCACCGGCGGCGGACTGCCGAGCGCGCTGCGCGGCTTTGCGTTCTGCGGGGGATTTAGCCACGAATCGCACTCCACGCCAGATTGATTAATGACTCCCAGGCAATATAAACCCGGATACCAGCAGCCAGGCCGAAACCAATCACCATGGCATAAAGCAGAGCGTTGCACTTGTTCATTACTTCACCTCCTGCGGCGGTTCCGGTAGCGGCATCCAGTGAGTTGCCTGCTCAATACCATTACCCGGCTTAATCGTTGCTTCTCCTCGCCGGAATGTGCTTCCGGTATAGCGTGCGGAGCATATTAGCGGTTCAACCAGAGAGCTGTCGAAATTCACCGAAATAAGCACGTTCTTGTTCTTTTCCGGCATTCGCTCACTACAGCTTATCCAACTATCCGGAGTTGCCGGATAGTTGCCAAATAGCTCGTTCAACTTGTAAGTTTGGCTTACGGGTTCGGCACCATGAAGCATGGCGTCGCTCCGCTCTATGCCATCCAGCGCGATTCGCAGTGCCTGAATTGTGGTAATGCTATCGTTTGGGGCTATTCCATATCGCTCGAATACAGCGATATGACCGCGCATAATCTCAGGCGTAAGCTCTTTGTAAGCATAAGCAAGCGACCCTGATGCATCATCCGGCACAACCGACGCAGGCGCGGCAGCATAAACAGGAATAACGTCCGCTTGCTCTTTATTGCTTTCATCCGTTAAAGCCCAGAATAATTTCCCGGCCGGATGTTTGAAAATATAAGCAACTGGTTCTGCTTCCAGCGATGCCAGCACGATACGCGCCAGCTCACGCACAACTTCCGGCGGCGCGTAACGGTCATTCAGGTCATCCCACAGGCGTAGCATGTTATCGCTACCAGGGTGAACATCCTCGTTAGTTCCGGCCAGCGCACTAATAACCTCATCGGCTGCTTCAATAATTTTCTGTGCCTGTTCTCTGGTAATAGTGGTCATTTGTTATGCCTCAATACACGAAATCTGTTTTAAATTCATGGTTACATTCTGGACAGCATGTTTCGTAACCTTTTATTTCTTCACATGCCTGTTTAGCTCCAGAAAACTCCCAGAAATCAGCATCACAAAGCAGATCGAAATTGTGACCGCATTTTGGGCATTCGGTATCAAGTGACAGATTCCAGTAAGCAGTGGTGTTTTTATCCATATCAGTCTCCTTTACCCGCTGCTTTCTCCTGCTCTTTAGCAAGCCGCTCCGCTTCTCTGAAATCCCAGTCAACTCGACGTGCTATATCAATTGCAGAACGCACGGTACGTTCAATTAGCGTATCCAGATTATCGATTGTCATTGCCATATCTGGATTGCGAGATAAAATCTCCGCCCTCTGAATCTGCCAGTTGTTGCAGGTTTCAAGTAATGAGTTAGCCATATCACTTTCCTTTGATGCGAATGCCAGCGGCGCGGGGCACATTAACTTCCACGATGCGCACAGTTGGTTTGTACATCTCAATCGCAGTCAGCCAGTCAGCGCCAGTCATGCGCTTTTCTGCATCGCCATTAGTCCACTTAACCGGTACACCAATAGCCTTCATCGCGATTTCTATTTCCCCGGCAATGGCGCTTTTTCCGCAACCAGTAAAACCAGATACAACGACCAGAACTTCACCTTTGGCTGGTTTTATTTCCCGCGCTTCCAGTTCTGCTATGCGCTTACTTCCATCCGAGATAACACCTTCGTAATACTCACGCTGCTCGTTGAGTTTTGATTTTGCTTCCTCAAGCTCAACTCTCAGCTTCCCTACCGTTAGCGCAATATCCTCGTTCTCCTGGTCACGGCGTTTGATGTATTGCTGGTTTCTTTCCCGTTCATCCAGTAGTGCCAGCACGGTTTCTGGTCCGGCCAGAAATTTGAAGGCGTTGAGCGCATCAATATCCACACCGTAATCTTTAAGTTCCTGTTCACTTAACAAATCATCATCAGCTGGCAACATTAACAGGCGTTCCATTGCTGGAATTGCACGTTTCGCCGCCAGCGCCGAAAACTTCTCGTGTGCCAACTTAACAGCCGAATCAGCCTGTTTAATTGACTCAATGGCTCTCTGGTTGTCTTCGTCCTGCGCATTAGCACGCACCAGTTGCACTTCCAGTTGCGTTGCCAAATCGCTGATCAGCTTTGCCACACTGCGCATATCAACGGCACCACATTCTGCTTTCAGTTCCGAAGCCATCTCATGCCCGGCGGAAACTAACCCTTTGATATTACTTTCCATCTTTACCCTCGCTTATCCACATAACTTATTGATTACATTGATAACTAAAAAGATCGTCGATTCAGAACTCTTCGATGTTCCAGCCACCACCTGCTTTCTTTGGCTTAACCGTTACCCCGATGATTCGGAACGGATACTGATCTGCGGCGACTTTGGTTTTCACTCTGGCGTCATCGGTCCAGAATCCCCCTTTCACTTCGTGCAGCTCCATCTCGCCGGTGGCGAGCATCACAGCGAAATCGGGCGTATAGAACGTGTTGTCAGCTAACCGCAGCTTGATACCCTCGAATCGATACCAGGCGATTTCCCCTGCACGTTTACGCTGCTCAAGGTGCTGGCAATACGCAGATTCTGTTTTGTTCATCTGGCCTGTTTTGAGTCGACCAAGAGCCTGTATCTGTTTTCTCATGATTTACCTCTGAGGTAATTAAAAACCACATAAGACACTAAATCAATAGAGTTTAGAATATTTTGTTACCTTATAGGTAATTATTGAGACGTAAAAAAATGCGCTATCGCGCTGGTATTACTTGATAAATCCTGCCGCCTTTCCCCGCCTGTATTCCTCCATTAGCCACTGCGCCGGTGTTATTCCCCCCAGGGTGGCGGCGTTAGGCATACACCCGAAACTTCGCCCTGGTGGATGGTAAACGTCTCTCCCTGTGTCCGGAGGCGTACTCATGGGCTCTGGCTTTGCCTGTATGCTGATCACCGGATCGGGTATCTGCTGTCCGGAAGCCACCTTTTTCGCCCAATCATCGAGCAGCCTGCGCGCGTGTTTCTCAACCTCAATCTCGCTAAGCTGGCGCTGATACATTGCACGGCGGGTATCACATACGACCCAGTACATAACCGGATGTCGCCACGGGAATCTTTCGGGACCACCAGGATATAAACTTTTTTCCTTGCTGTACCGGTGAAACTCCGCCATCACATCGTCAATGGTGACGCCAAGAACCATCTTGCTGTCTTTACACCACTTGATGAATTGCCCTGGCGACGGCCAGAACGGAGACTCACTGGCGCGAGCGTGGCGCATACCAGCAGAAACCTGTTCACGGGTTCGGATCCCACCTTCGGCAAACGCAGCAATCCACTGCTGTTTTGCAGCAACTTCCTGCTCTGGCGTCTTCAGGTTGGTTACTACTGCCGCCGGAAACAGTTGTTTCAGCTGTTTGAAAAGGGCATCAACAAGCCTCTCTGCTGACATGTTCACCACATTGTCATTGTTGACGTATTGATGCTCATAACCTGACATGCGAGAAAGGGCTTCTCCGTCACGGTTTTGTATCGCGGTAAAAACGTTGTTCACAAGAAATCCTCCCACGCTTCAGGGCTGTTCCAGTGCGGAACGTTGTTATCAGGTAATGTTGATTGCTTCTGTCTGCTAATCTGCAGCCGCCTTGCCAGCTTCTGCTCCCACTGTGCCTGATGGTATGCCTTACCCTCAGCCATCCAGTAAATTCTGAACTCTGCAAGTTCCTGTGCCGTTGGCAGACTGTCCAGGTAGATTCCCTGCAATGAGCTTTTCCGAAGAAAGTCATCTGATGGTTGCCATTGTTCATGCATGACAAATTTGCCTAATTGCCCTGGCCCACCAGGAGGAACAAAGTTATTCATCACGGCGTTGTTTGCGCCGGGGTCATGAGGCACAGAATCCCCGGTTTTTGTCCTGCTCCCCCTCTCTTGGTTAAATGACTGGTTATATGACTGGTTCTGGATCCCGTTTTTGGGATCATTCAACATCCCGTTTTTGGGTATATTCCCGTTTTCGGTAACATTTCCGTTTTCGGGTTCATTACTCCCTTCCCGGTTGCCTTTAATGTTCCCGTTTTTGGTTATATTAAGAGAGAAAACCCGCACTCTTTTCGTCGCTCCCTTTCTCTCTCCGGTATCTGAAATAAGCCCCATTTTCATGAGCGATATAAGCCCGGCCTGCACGGTTTTTTTATTCAGGCAAGTGTCTTTAACGAGGCGTTCTATGCTGGGGTAGCAGAGGTTATATTCATCGGCTCTGTCAGCCATCGAGAGCAGTATGAGCTTTAATGATGAGCTGCCTGGATCTGTCTCCCAGGCCCAATCTGTTGCATGTCTGCTCATGATTAATCTCCGCTATCAGCTTGAATGTTGTGGGGAGGAATTAATCATGATCTGCTTAATCTCTGCCCTAATGCGACGGTTTGATTCCATGGTGCACTCAACACAGTGTCCGTTGTAAACCCAGCGTTCACTGTCATGTCCGTGCTTACATGGTTTTCCGGTGTAGTAGCGTTTAAGTCCGCGCTTTGCGGCATCAATACGTGTAATGATTTCCATGGTAAGCCCTGTTATTAGTATTGGGATTACGGTTATTTTGTGCTGACACAAAAAAAAGATCAACCAGATTTGGTTTTTTATTACCTTTAAGGTACGAATAGATATGAAAAGACCGCCGGATGGCGGTCTACAGAGGGTTGTAGCTGGATATCATGAGTAGAAGAAGTATGCCAGTTCTGCTTTTGAGCGCAGCCATTGTCTTGTTTTACAGGCTTTAAAAAGCCCATTCATCAATACTTTACCTGGCATTTTTCGCTTACCTGTTAAGTGAGTCTGGATATAGTGACTCGTCGTTCCGGCTTCCTGTGCGAAGGCTTCACGCTCATCCGGAGTAAGTGCAAGCCAGTGCTTTTTGAAATCGAAATGTCCGTTATCGCTCATAGCTATTGCCTGATATTTATTTCAGATAATAAATATTCACCCATAAGGTAACAAAAATCAAGGATAGTTACCTATGAGGTGCATTTACCTGTTGGGTAATATTGCTTTAAATTGAATCATCTACTGATTCATATATGAGGCGATTTTCCAGAAAATGAAAAGTATCCAGGACGTCCGCAGGCAAAATCTCAACGACTTGATCGACCGTGAATTCAATGGTGTTCAGACGCGGATGGCAGAAAAACTTGGAACTCAGGCAAATCTGGTAAACCGCTGGGCTCTTGGCAAGAAGGTTATCGGCGACCAGGTTGCGCGAAAAATTGAAGCTGCCGCCAATAAACCCCGTAACTGGCTTGATATCGATCGCTCGCTTTCTCAGGAAGGTTTTCAGCCTGTCGGCCCAAGCGACATTGGTCAGCTGGCGGCTCACAACCTGGAACGCTGGATGAGCGAAAGCCGCGACCTTTCAACACAGGGAAAACTTCACCGCGCATCCGGCGTCGCCCAGGTGACAATCAGCCGCCTGTTAAACAATGAGGTCAGCGTTTCCATTTCCACCCTGGAGAATGTTGCATCTGCATTCGGGCGTCACGGATATGAACTACTGATTCATCCGCATGACCCTGCAACTATCAACTATGACCGCTCGCGCTACGCATTGTTACCTGAAACAGAGAAGGCAAAGATCGAAAGTTACATTGAATTTGTCATCAACCAGAACGAAAAAAACAAACAATAAAATCATATTTTTCAGTAAGTAAGCCGCCTTATGGCGGCTTTTTTATTGCCTATTCGATTACCTAACGGGTAATTTTTTTAACTCATATCTATTGACATCAAACCAGATACGCATAATTATTACCTCAACGGTAACAGACCGAGGTAACAAGTTATGCAGTGGAAAATCATCAACGGTTGGTACTGCGTTACTGCATGCGGATTCATGAGCTGGAAGTTCCGCACCTTACAGGAAGGCATTAAGTGGGCTTTCGTCAGCAAAGAAGCTCGCGATGTGGCCAACGATAACGAGATATGGGAGGAGGTTAGCAAATGAGTGAATTATCAATCATCGAAATCACACCAGACATGGCACCAAGAATTTACGTTGAAAAAGGGCTGGAAAAGTTTCTCGAGCAGATCCGTGAAGGTGTTAATGAAGTGCCTGACATTAGCACAGACAAAGGCAGAAAGCGCATTGCATCTCTGGCTGCGAAGGTTTCAAGAAGTAAAACAGCGGTAGAAAAACCAGGACGTGATTATCTGAAACGCCTGAAAGAACAGCCGAAAGTAGTTGAAGCAGAGTTACGACGCTTCGTAACCGAATGCGATCGGCTTCGTGATGAAGTACGCCGCCCACTCACCGAGTGGGAAAATGCGGAGAAATTACGCACTGAAGCACTGCAACAACGCCTGACAAATTTGCGAGCACTAGCTGACGTGATCGATCTCTCCGGAAACTACTTGCCATCATCTGATATTCAGGAACGAATTCAAGAGGCTAAATCAGTAGCACTTGATGAAAGTTGGCAGGAGTACGCAGCAGAAGCTGGAGTAGCCAAGGATTCAACCATCCAGAAACTGGAAGAATCACTCGCAGTAGCTCAAAAACGCGAGCATGAAGCCGCTGAGCTGGAGCGACTTCGCAAAGAAGCGGAGGAAAAAGCGCGCATTGAGCGAGAAGAGAATATCCGCCGGGAAGCTGCTGAACAGGCCAGGCTCGAAGCTGAACAAAAAGCGAAAGCTGAAATTGAGGCTGCGGAACGCCTGGCGGCGGAAGAAAAAGCACGTGCTGAAGTAGCAGAACGTCAGCGAATTGAAGCAGAGCAGCGTGCACGACGCGAAAAAGAAGAAGCCGTTGCCGAGGAACGCCGACGCCAAGAGGCGGCAGAAAAAGCCCGCCTTGACGAACAGAAGCGTATCGCCGACGAAGAATCGCGCCGAGCTGCAGATAAAGAGCATCGCCGTACCGTTAACAGCAGAGTAATCGCAGATCTGATAGCCCAAGGCATTCCCGAAGAATTCGCGCAGAAAGCAATGTTGGCTATCGCTGGCGGCAAAGTGCAGGACGCGTATATCAAATATTGAGGTGGGTATGAACGTTAATCAGCAGAAAAATCTTCAAAAAATCATGCTGGCATTCGACAAGGACTACCGCCTGTCAGAACAGCTATATGACCGACAAGTTGAACTGATTGATAGCATCCGGCTTCATCAACTGGCCTCAACTTTTGACGGTGTAACAGGCAAAGGCGTTCGCCAGGAAGTGCTGGAGGCAGCTAAAGACAGCCCTGAGTTCGAAGAACTTATGGATGCCTACCGTCGCGAGGCAATGGCAATTATCGCCCGCTGGGATCTGGCGGATCGGATTGATGGGCAGAGGGAAGCGGCATGAAACCGGGAATTTATTTCGACATCAGCAACGAAGACTACCACGCCGGTGACGGCGTGAGTAAGTCGCAACTGGACATGGTTGCCAAGAATCCGGCGCTTCTTAAATGGGTTCAGGCAGCACCAGAAGACGAAGAGAAAAAGTCTGCACTGGATATGGGAACCGCATTGCACTCTCTGCTTCTGGAGCCTGGAGAATTCGACAAACGCTTCATTGTTTCACCGAAGTTCGATCGTCGGACGAAACAAGGTAAAGCTGACGAAGAAGCATTTCTTCGTGATGTAGCGGATATGGGGATTACGGTACTTGATGCCGAGCAGTGGCGGAAACTGGAGCTGATGCGTGATAGCGCAATGGCTCACCCGGCGGCACGCTGGATGCTGGAAGCACCTGGTTACTGCGAAGCATCAATGTACTGGAATGATGAAGAGACTGGTGAGTTGTGCCGCATTCGTCCAGACAAATGGCTGAACGAGCACAACGTGATCGTCGACGTGAAAAAGGTTGCAGATATGGATCGTTTTGCACGCCACATCGAGGAATTCCGCTACCACGTGCAGGACGCAATGTACCGCGAAGGCGCAATGAGGGTTACTGGTCAGTCGCATGGTTTTTTCTTTCTTGCCGTGAGCGAAAGCATTGATTGTGGTCGGTATCCGGTACGCGTGTTCGAGCTGGATGCGCCGGATGTCGATGCCGGGCACGCTCTGTTCCGCCGGGATCTGAATACCTATCACGAATGCCGCATCAATGATGAATGGGGCGGCGTGGAAATTATTAAACGCCCTGACTGGGCACGTAAACAGGATATGTACGTATGAGCAATGATATCGCAATCACATCACAACCAGGCGCAACTGTAGGTACTGCTGCGGCAATCTTCAGCCCGGAGGGCATGAATCAACTGGTGCGTTTCGCGGAGTTGATGTCACAAAGCAAAGCGACTGTACCGAAACATCTTGAAGGCAAAACTGCCGATTGTCTGGCGGTGACCATGCAGGCGGCACAGTGGGGAATGAACCCTTTCGCCGTGGCGCAGAAAACGCATGTGGTAAACGGAACGTTAGGCTACGAAGCACAGTTGGTAAACGCGGTCGTATCCTCTTCCAGCCTGCTAGCGACACGCCTGAATTATCGCTGGAGCGGTGACTGGTCGAATGTTAACGGCAAAACAGATAAATCACCGAATCTGACGGTAACTGTGTCAGCAGTTCTTAAAGGAGAAGCAGAACCCCGTGAGCTTACCATCAGTATGGCGCAAGCCGGAGTGCGTAACTCTCCATTGTGGGAACAGGATCCGCGCCAGCAGCTTGCCTATCTTTGCACGAAACGATGGGCTCGCCTGCACGCTCCTGATGTGCTTCTCGGTGTTTACACCCCTGACGAATTACAGGAAACGGCACCGCGCGTTGAGCGAGACATTACTCCGCAAACAACTACTGCTGCGGGAATGAACAGTCTGATCAACGCTAAACCAGTGAAAAAGCCTGATGAGCAAACTCGTAAAGCGGATAGCCGTGATCCAGAAGAAATGCTGATGGCCTTTACCAGCGCAGCGATGAATTACAGCACTGTCTCCGAACTGGATAAGGCTTACAAATACATTGCACAAAAACTTTCAGATGATGACGAACTGCTGGCAAAAGCCACCGACGTTTACAGCGTTCGTCGGGAAGAATTAAACGAAACATCTATGTAACCACCACCGCGGCGCCACACGCGCCGCACTGCAACCAAGAGAGGTATTTATGAAAGGTGCATTAGGTAAGAAGGAACTCCTGGCGGTGGTGCCACTGTCATGGAGCACTATCGACCGTATGGAGCGCGCAGGGGAATTTCCTAAACGCTGGTATATCACTGACAAACGCTGCGCATGGAACCGTGACGAAGTTGAGCGTTGGCTTGATGAACGTCAGGCAGCAAGCCCGGCAGAGTTCCAGGGTAAAAAACCTCCTGTTCAGCAACGTGTATATCGTCCCGTGAGCAACGCTGCATGAGTGCGCTGCTAAGGCACTGGAGCAAATGGTCAGGATGGTACTTATTCCTGGCCTCTGTTTCAGCATGGCTTTATCTGCTGGCATTAATTTTCAGAGAGGGTTGGATTAAGTGAGAAAGTTAAGCCGACTTGAAAAATATCACATGAACAAGGTTTCAATGCGCAGTCCGTCAAAGATTGTCGCCGTTACTCCTGCGGCGATAGAGATCGAAAAACGCGCGATTGAAAGAGAGAAAAAAGGGCAGTTCCGCATTGCCGCCCACCTTTGGCTTCAGTGTATGGATGTTGCTTCTGGTGATGTTGAACGTGCAAGGATCGCGGTTCGCAGGGACCAATGTATCACAAAAGGTAACGGCCTTCGCCGTGGCGACTATAGCGGCATAGGATGTTGTGGGGTGGTTTATGACTAAGAAATACACACTAATCTATGCAGATCCACCCTGGGTATACCGGGACAAAGCCGCAGATGGTAATCGCGGTGCCGGTTTTAAATATCCGGTTATGAGTGTGCTGGATATCTGCCGCCTTCCTGTGTGGGATTTGGCCGATGAAAACTGTCTGTTGGCCATGTGGTGGGTGCCAACACAACCACTCGAAGCACTAAAAGTTGTTGAAGCCTGGGGATTCCGTCTGATGACGATGAAGGGCTTCACGTGGATAAAATGTGGTAGTCGACAACCAGATAAACTTGTTATGGGTATGGGACACATGACTCGCGCCAATAGTGAAGATTGCCTGTTTGCGGTAAAGGGAAAACTACCTCCGCGCATTAATGCAGGGATCGTTCAGTCATTTACCGCACCGCGGCTTGAGCACTCAAGAAAACCAGATGTCGTTCGTGAAAAACTTGTGCAATTGTTAGGCGATGTTTCTCGCATTGAACTATTCGCCCGCCAGTCGTCTCATGGCTTCGATGTTTGGGGTAATCAGTGCGAAGACCCGGCAGTGCAACTACACCCTGGATACGCGTTGGATATTGGCGGATTAACAAATGCATTCAGCAATTCTCCGCTGTCACCAACAGACAACCAGGGGCGGGAGCGTGCTGCATGAACAGGGCATCACCAGCAGATTTAAGAAAATGCCTTGAAACTGCAAACATGCTTGCACACAGCGGGATCAGGTTTGTTCCAATTCCCGCCGTCACTGATGCTGAATTTGCAACACTGTCAGCAATATTCGAAAACAAAATTGAATCACTGGCAGCAGAAGCAGAGATGGAAGAAAATCAGCAGAACTATTAAACGTTATTCCCCCGCCATCCACTTCTCAAACTTCGACGGGGAGAACGGAATCAGATCCGTATGCTCCCCGTTAATCCAGGAATCAATCATATCGGCCCACTGCTGCAACATGTAGGCGCGCTGTCTGGCGTATTCCGCTTTGTTATATACGGCGCGCACACCTTTCTGCTCATGTGCCAGAGCCTTTTCAATCCAGTCTGAAGGATAACCAGCCTCATGCAACAACGTACTGGCTGTACGGCGCATATCGTGTACGGTGAAGCCCTGAATATGCTCACCATCTTCATTTATTATTTTCACCGTTCTGTCGATCAGAGAGTTCAGCGCGGCATTAGATAATGGCTTCCGGAAATTGTAACGACCAGGAACCAGATATTCACTTCCACCAGCGCACATCTGCAACCCAACCAATATATCCTGTGCCTGTTTAGGCAGGTAAATAACGTGCGCCCGGCTTCCCTTCATGCGGTCTGAAGGAATTGTCCATGTCCATTTTTTAAAATCTATTTCATCCCACGTTGCATTGGTGAATTCGCCTTTACGAACCATAGTGATAAGCACCAGCTTTAAAGCCATTTTCATAGTGCCCATAGCACCAATGGCATCCAGCGTGCGGAAGAACAGGCCAATTTCTTCTGGTGTCAGTGTTCGCTCTCGTGGTTTAAATATGGCGATAGACGAAGGTTTAATGTCAGCCGCAGGATTAAACAAACCATGACCACGGTCATTGGCGTGACGGTATACGCTGCTGATGATCTCCCTGGCCTGTACTGCTGTTGCCCGACCACCGCGTTCGACAATCCGGTCACACAAATCACGAACCATCGATGTGGTAATTTCAGCCATCATTTTGTTGCCAAGAACCGGAAGTATGTCACGGTCGATCACCGCCTGCTTCATTGCGCGGGTACTGTCAGCCAGGATGACGTGTTTCATATAACTGTCGGTATGTACCGCAAACGTCTCGGCACCACGAATCTTTTTGATACCGTCACGTTTAGCCGCAGCCGGCGACTGGCCTGCTTTAAGCAGCTTCTTTGCAGCAATCAGTTCTTCTCGCGCTTCTGCCAGGCTGATACCGTCACGCCCATACTGCCCGATTACCAGTGTTTCGCGGCGACCGTTGATACGGTAGTCATAGCGAAACGAGACCGTGCCTGACGTAAGCACAGCTACATACAGCCCGTCACGATCGGAGACCTTGTACAGTTTGTCCTGCGGCTTGAGGTTTTTTAATTTTGTATCGGTAAGCAC